TCCTCCGTTGGTTGTTGAAGGACTCCAAAAAACTTGATATGTTACTGTACCTAAATTCCATGATTTAGGCATTGCAATAGAAAACTGTGCATATTCAGCTGTACTTGCATCAAAATCTAAAACTTTTAATTCAGGTCTAGTTGCTTGAGTTTCAACTGCTTGTGCGTCCGCTCCATTTGTTGTTGTTCCAAACATTGCTTGTGCTGGAACCCAAATAGTTTCTGTTCCTGCAATTTTAAGTGCAGCTGTAGTTCCACTACCATCTTTAGCTCGCGCTACTCCTGTTCCGTTTGGAACAATATCAATGTTTCCATTTGATGTAGAAACTATATCGTTTGAATTGACATCTAAATCTCCGCCTAGTTGTGGTGAAGTGTCTGCAACTACACTAGAAAGTAGACCTGTATTAATAATATCGGTTCCATTGTGATAACATAAATAAGTTGTACCCTCTGATAGAGCAAAACCTGTCGCCCCTGTTACTTTAAAAGTTAAAGTATCTCCAGAATGAGTTGTGTTATCAAAAACAATAAATGGTTTTAAAATAGACGCTGATCCTCCAGGAGATGATCCTGATCCCGCAGTTGCTGCAATATCTAGAACTCTAGTTCCTCCAAGAGTTCCTGTTAATTCGATAATAAATGCTCTACCATCATAAGTTCCGGTAGAGTTATCAGGTATAGTTAAAGTTCTATCTGCCGTCATTGCGATAGAAATATAACCAAATGTATCTCTAAGATAATTTAAATTTAGATTAGTATTGGTTCCCCATGTACCGGCATTTTCGCCAGTGGTCATTAAATTGAAACCTAATGAATTATAATTCGATGCCATATTTTTCTCCTACGCTACATCACTATAGCTTGTATTTGATCCAGTTGCAACATTTGAATATGTTATATTAGAACCAGTCGAAATATTACTATAAGTAATATTTGAGCCCGTGTCAATATTTTCATAATTTATAATAAAAGGGGAATCTAAAGTAAAGCTTGCTGAAAGACCATCAAAGCTTACCACCTGATCTGCTACATCTATACTTCCAACGCTGAAACTTGAAGATACTCCATCAAAACTAACTATTTGATCAGGAAGATCGGCTATTGAACCAAGGCTCATGGTACTAGATATACCACTTGGCTGAACTACTACTGATCCTATTCCTGCTAAAGTTCCAAGAGTAAATTCTGCTGAAAGTCCTGTTAAAGCGGCTGCATCATTAGGTACGGTTACACTATCTAATGAAGAAGTAATTGCAAGTCCTGAAGGTTCAACTACTACCTCGTTTACATATACAGGTGTACCCATTGAAGCACTAAATGATACTCCACTAGGTGAAACATCTTCATTTGGTGCAACAGCTGTTCCTTGAGTAGATGTAATTTCTAATCCATCAAAACCAACCACTTGATCTGCAGGATCAATAACTCCTATAGCTGCAGTTATATCTAAACCTGTAATAGTAGGTGTTACATCAACAACTGGAGTAATAGTTCCTTGTAGTGAACTAATTAAAAAATTAGAAGTTTCTAAAGATACATCTCCAATAACTGTTGGAGATCCCACATTAAAAGTAGAATATAATCCTGTTGGTTCGACTGTAACATCTACAACATTAGTAACACTTCCAATACTAGCTGTAAAAGAAATTCCTGTAGGTGTAATAGTTGCGTCTTTTAATTCGCCCCATTCATTATCACCCCAACCAAGAGCACCCCAACCTTCAGTGTAAAGAGTAGCATCTCCCCAGTTGGCACGTCCCCAGGTTCTTCGCCCCCAACCTGATGTTACGGTAGGCATAAGGAATTTCTCCTTACGCTAATCTTATGATTGCGTTTGATGAATCGTTAGCGGGAAATTGAATTGTAAAAGTTCCAACGGTTGCTGTTTTATCAGATCCAAATGCAATTGCACAAACAGCATCTGTAGTGGATGATCCACCATCTGTTGTTGTGTTATAAATTAATGCACCATTCGCTGTGAATGAAGCAGTTGTCCATGCCACATCTGTAAAATCTGTAAATGCAGTTGTAGAAGTTAAACCTACTCCTGTATTTGTTAAGGCGCTTCCGCCTGCGCTGTAAGCACTTCCTGCATCGTTTGTAGTTTCATTAGATGTTGAATAATCAGTAGTTGTAGCATTTAAAGTTGCTGAACTTGTGAATAATGCAATTTTAAAAGTACTTCCACCTGCAGATTCAAAACTATGCTTACCTTGTAAAAGTTCTTGTTTAAAGCTTGAACAAATTGCCGATGTTATTGCCATATTTATCTCCTAATTTAAGGGTTTGGAGACTCAATTGGAATACGAATTGTACCATCCGTATAGTCATCTCGTCTTCTTCTCCCAATTTGCTCTGCAGCAAATTTCTGAACTACATTATTATACTTTTGTTCATACATTGTCAACATATCCATTGGACCTTTTAAATATCCATAAGCTTCTACAAGACAGGCATATAATAATCCATTTGGAAAATTCTTACTTATATAGGTTCCGCTAGTATTTGTTACCAAACTAGTGGGCATAGCATTAAAATGAACTTGAAACATATAAGTACTATCAGGAACAGGAGCAAACATATATTTACCCGAAGTAGTATCAGTTGTCCCTGTTGCTCCCCCAAATTGAGCATAATATTTAGGACTTCCAGTATCGGTATTGGCCGATACATATTCATTTAAAAAAGTCTGGTCCTTTTTTTGTAGCCAAGTATTAGCTCCAGTAATAACTGAAGTTGAGGTATAAACCTGTATTCCACGGGTAAATAAACATCCTGCCGGACAATTTATATATTGTTGTCCTGTGACCAAATTTCCTGATTGTTGTTTTCTATCTGCATCAATTGGAAGATCTCTTAAAAGTCTATATTCAGCGTTTTCTATAAATCTACCTAGAACAGCACCACTAAAAACAGTACTGTCTACTTCAGTATAACTTCTAATATCAGCTTCTAATGCTGAAAGTGTATATCCTGCCATTATGCTTTACCACCTTTTCTATTAGAAAGTCTTCCTTTAGGTCCAAGAGATCCTAACAATTTTTCTTTCATAGCGTCTTCAACCTTAGCTAGTCTTCTTCTTTCCTTTGTAGATCCACCTTTAGGTCTTCCTCTTCCATACCCTCCACGTAATCCTAAATGTTTTAAATTATCTAAAAGCTCCTTGGGTCCAGCACTTTCAATTTTTTTTTCTAGAACTTTTATACCTTTTTTCCCTTTAGGAATTTTCGCTTCATAATCTTGCATTTGTTTCCAGCCTGCTTTTCCTCGAGGAGCTTTAATAGTTTGTCCTGATCTACCTCTAAGCCAGACCGCGCTGCCTCCACCTTTTTTTAAACCTACACGTAAAATATTACTTCTACCTTTTATTGAAATGTCTCCCATTATGCTTCTATGGTTACCGGTCCAACGGACACTGGATAACCTCCTCCTTCTACTCCTCCTACTGTAGCTGTATCAGTATTCACTACAAAATAAAACCAATCTGTTGTATAATCTGTATCTCTAGCTCCAGAAACATATTTTCCTGTAGTAATAGCATAACCTGCCGCTAAAGCAATTTTAGCTCCTGTAATTCCATCAAAAGTAGGTGGATCAGTATAAGCTCCTGCGGTAGTTGGCATTCCTCTAAATCTATAAGTACTTCCATTTGTTAAACCATGGTTCGGAAAATTAACATTTATATAAGATGAACTAGATGCATAAGTTGTAAAAGGATTAGGAGGCATTAATAATGTAACAGCGGGCGCTGTTCGCGCCGGTCTAACTCGTTGCAATCCTTGTGGATCAGCGATCACGGGTCTTGGACTTATTTGAGGTTGTTTAGGCTCAAATTCACTAAAATGAACCCAAGCTCCTGTCCATTCCTTAACCATTTCTAAATAAGGAAATTGCATTCCAGATCTATCTGAAATTGATAATGCGTATTTACCTGATGCAAATCTAGCCATTAGATACTCGGAAAATAAGTTTTAGGAGTTATATAGCTGCTCGCAGGAGATCCATCCTCTGCTAAAGCTCTTGCTAATTCATCTTCGTAATAAAGTTTCATTTGTTGAGAAAGCTGTGGATTATATTTTTGACTTAAATAAAAAGCTAATCCTGCGGACATACATGGAACAAAACGATAAGGAATATCTGTCGCATCAGTATAAGTAGAATCAGCATCTTGAATTCTTTTAACAAAATAAATATGAGCATATTTAGATGCTGCTGTAGAATCTGGAGTTGGATAAAAAGTAATACTTGTTCTATCAATTAATCTTTGAACCCAATATTGATTTGGAGTTCCTTTAGATAATTTATTTGCTAATGCTGAATAAGTTGATCTATC